ATGCAGCGGTCAAGCCCCATGATGAGAGCCACAATGCCATCAATCTTCTCCACGGATTTTGCCTTGGTGGGCTTGATGTTACCCGCCGGGTCTTGCTCCATGACGATGTTCTGCGCCATCCACTTGAGGACGGGGTTGCCACCGTGGTTGATGTTGCCCTCCATGAGCAGCTTGTACAATTCCTTGGACGGCGGGGACATATCCTTGAATCCCTGCCCGAAGGGAACCATCGTGAAGCCCATGTCCTCAAGGTTCTGCACCATCTGTGTGGCATTCCAGCGGTCATAGGCAATTTCTTTGATGTGGTAGGTTTCGCCGAGGTGTTCTATGAACTTCTCAATGAAACCGTAGTGGATCACATTGCCCTCGGTGGTTTGGATGAAGCCCTGCTTCTCCCACACATCGTAAAGCACATGGTCGCGGCGGCACCGCAGCTCCAGCGTTTCCTCCGGGAGCCAAAAGAACGGAAGCACGATGTACTTCTCATCTTCTGCCCTGGGCGGGAACACCAGCACCAGCGCCGTAATATCGGAAGTGGAGGAAAGGTCGAGCCCTGCGTAACAGTCCCGACCTGCCAGCGAAGGAATATCAATGGGGAGATTGCCCCGCTCGTAGATATGCTCCGGTATCCATACCACGGTAGAGTTCGTCCAAATATTCAAACGAAGCTGTTTGAACACATTTTCCTCTGCGGGGTTTTCCAGGGCATTCTTGTAGGCTTCTCGGACACGGTCAATGGCAATGGTGTGTCCCAGGGAGGGGTTGGCTTTGTACCAGTTGGCTTCGTCATTCCAGTCATCGGCATCGGTCAGCCCATAGACCACTGGGTAGAAAGACACATCCTTTTTTCGACCCGCCGTGATGTCCAGCGCCTTGGTGTGGAGTTCATAGCAGATGGACTGCTTATCCGTGCCAGCTGTGGTGATGATGAAAAACAGCGGTTGCTCACGGGCATCGCCAGAGCCTTTGGTAAGGACATCGTACAGCTTGCGGTTCGGCTGGGCGTGGATCTCATCAAACACCAAACCGGACACATTCAAGCCATGCTTGGTGCCTGTTTCGGCAGAAAGCACCTGGTAGAACCCGGCGTTGGAGTAGTTAACGATGCGCTTGGTGGCTGCGGTGATCTTCGACCGCTTGCACAGTGCCGGGGACATCTGCACCATCTGCTTGGCAACATCGAAAACGATGGATGCCTGGTTCCGGTCGCAAGCTGCGCCGTAGACTTCGGCGCTGGCCTCGCCATCGGCGTACAGAAGATATAGCGCAATCGCCGCAGCCAATTCCGACTTGCCCTGTTTCTTGGGGATTTCCACATAGGCGGTGAGGAACTGGCGCTTGCCATCGGCTTTTACGATGCCGAAGATGTCACGGATGATTTGCTCCTGCCAGGGCAAAAGCAAAAACCGCTTGCCAGCCCATTTGCCTTTGGTGTGGCAGAGGTTTTGGATAAAGGCGACCGCTCGGTCTGCCTTGGCTTTGTCGTAACGGGAGGTGGGCAGCATAAAGGGCGAAGGGGTGTACTGATATGCCATTATCCATCCTCACCACCCAGCAACCGCTCCATCTCATCTGTGGGGTCGGGCACACCATCACCTCCAATGATGCGGCTCCGGGCAGACGGGGTCAGACCGAACTGCTCACAGAACTTCAGCATGATTTTCAGATTGGTCTGGGCGATGCTGACTTGCGGTACCTGTTGCAGATAGCCATTGGGCGTTCGCACCATCGTGCCGTGCTGGGTGATGAACTCCTCCGCTTCCTTCCACCGTGCGTAAGCCTGGCAGTACCCGGCGAAAGCAGCCATATCCATTTCGGTGAGAAGCCCCATCTGCTCCAACACCTTGCCCATGCGCTTCCACTCTTTCTTGGCTTCGTCCTCCAGCCACCCAGGGCAGCGGGGCGCTTTCTTTGCGGGTTGCGGCTCATTGGGATTCAGCGGCCGACCGCCGGGGTTGCCTTCCAGCACTTTGAGCGCGGTCGGCTTGGGTTTTCTTCCTCTCTGCGCCATACATCCCACCTCCTCTCATCGAAAAATGGCAACAAAAAAAGACCTCGAAAGGTCTTGTGTACGAGAAACAGCCCCTTGCATGGGGCCGCTTCTGCGGTGTGTGTTTAGTTGTACTCGTGGATCAGGATGTCCCGCGCCAGTTCGGTGTCCGGGTCGGAGGCTTCAATGTCCCAGCCTCTGTCGTAGTTGAGGACGATTTTGCCGTCCCGCTTGAGCATCATCTTGGAAATGCGCCCTTCCTCGATGCCGAACTGTGAGCCTTCCTCGTAGTGCTTGATCCAATAATGAAAAATGCTGTTGTAAACCTTCAAGCTGCCTTCTGTCCACATAACCTTTTCCTCCGTTTGTTTGTTGTTTTCCCTTTCGGTAGGTACATATTCGCTCTAAAACGACTATTTATCCAGTCATTTCGGGGGAATATAGTACACAAACATCAAGGGAAAAATCTGGTGGATTATGTGTCCCGCATTTTGTCCTCAAGGATGAGGCGCTTGAGATAGGCACCCTTGTCTGGCTGCTGTTCAAACCATTCCAGGGCTTCGGTGTCGCGCAGGGAAAACTGGAATGTGAAACGCCGAACCCGGTGGCGGTAATCTTCCTGGGCGGCTTTCCGTGCAGCAAGGAGTTCCTCCGGGGTTTTGGTTTTCTTCTTCGGCATAGGTCACTCCTCATCGAAGCCCGACAGCACTTTGCCGATGCGGTCAGCGCCGTAGGCAACATTCAAGCGAGAGCCGTTGTCCCAGCAGACCAGCACATTGGCGATATCGTCCACGCCGTAAACGGTGCCTTTGGTGCCAACGGGTGGCGCCTGGGGGTCATCCATTTGGAGAAGAACGACCCTCGTGCCATTGGGATAACGCTTGCGGAGCCGCTCGACCGTGGTGTGCCGTGTGTATTCCTGCAACTGCTCCAGGGTAAAGTCAGCCATAGCAACGCACCTCCTTCAGCATCAGCCGTGCCTTTTTCCTGCCAACGCTGTCGATCAGCGCCTTTTCCAGAACCTTTGCATCGAAGCCGAACCGAAGGTAGCCCTCCAGGCAGACATCGAAGTAATGGAGCGTGGGACAACCCAGGTCTCGTTCCTCGTGCATGATGTACACCAGGGCTTCCAGGTCGCCGAGCAGTTCATCTGTGACCAGGGAGCAAAGCGAAACCGTCATGGCCTTTTTGTAGTAGAAGCAGGGGCAACCCTCGTAGCGGTCAAGGTACTGCTCATCCCGCTCACTGATTTTCCAAACCAGCACCGGGACACTGCATCCCGCTTTGGGTTCAATGGTGAGGTAGCTGCCGGACTGGCTTCCCTTGAACAGAAGCTGGTAGCCAGTGATTTCGGCTTTGCCGATGTAGATGGCATCGGGACACCGCTGTGCCATTTGGCCCATCGACAGGTTGCTGCCGTAGGCAAGGTAGTATTTTTCGTTCATTTGAACCATCCTTTCTGAAGGAAAGACCCTTCTACCACCTTAAGACCGCCGAAGCGGTCAGAAGGGGGCCTGCGGCTAATTCCTTCAAGCGGCGCGCCCGTAGCGGAACGCTGTGTCGCCCTCAAGGTTGCGGGTCAAGATGTCCCTTGCCGTGGCAAATTCCTCGCCAATGAAGCCCAGCCGAAGGAGCCATGTGCGCATGGCGTACTTGGGGTTGTCGACCTGGGGCTGTTTCGGGCTGGCGCTTTTCGCATCCTTTGCCATTTGGCTCAAGGCGAGGCAAAGCTGGATGTAGCTTTTGAGTTCTCCTGCGTGAAGCCCACCCTTGCGGTCGCCCTTGGGGTTGGCGAACTGGAAGCAGCGGAACTCGATGGTGCCGTGGGTGAAGCAAGCGTGGTAGTTGAGCATATGGTAGCGGCTGTTGTTGTAGTGATGGCTGCGACCGTAGTCGGCGTTTTGGCTTTCGTACCAGACATCCGAAAGGGCGCTCATGGTGCTGGGCTTTCTGCGGTTGAGCGTTTCGAGGAACCGCTGGTCGACCGTTTTGCAGTAGCGGGAAATGCGGCCGCTGTCCAGGCGCATGGAGGAAATCAAAAGGCTCTCGTGGCCCGCCATGATGTTGGCAAGGTTCCGCAGGGTCTTGGGGGTGTGGTTGCCCAAGCCAATGTGAATGTGAACTCCGCACATATGCGCGGGGTCGCTTTTCGCTCCGGCGTGGCGAAGCTGGCGGACGATTTCCTGCAAGTCCTCAATGTCATCGTAGCGGAGGATCGGCGTTCCCATTTCGGTTTTCTCGGCATCGTTTGCGGACTGGATGCTGACATCCCGTGTGATTTTCCAGGTGCGACCCTGGCTGTCTTTGCAGGACCAGGAATCGTAGTTGCCGTAGTCGTGGCTGACGGTGTCTTCGGTGTGGTAGTAGGCGGCGATGGTCTTGCAAGCGTTCTGGCGGGTGATGTTGTACATCTCAATCTCGACCCCGATGGTCTGGTCTTTCATTGCTGCGATTTGGTTCATGGTCTTTTCGTTCATAATATGTACTTCCTTTCGGCGTTTTGTTTTCCCTTTCGGTAGTCACATATTCGCTCTAAAAGCACATATTATCCAGTCAATTCGCAGACATATAGTACACAATCATTTGGGGCAGAAATTGTGTGTATTACCGCACTTTATGCCTCGTTAGCATCTGCTTCGGAGACCGCCCTGTCAGCCTTTCTGGCGGCGCGCTTGGCCTTCTGCTCGGCCTTGAACCTGTCTGCCTCCTCGGCGGTACGGAACGCCGTGTGGCCCTTCAACCCCGCCAGCAGGGCTTTGCGGGAATCCTTGCCCCCTTGCCCGGTCAGCCCAAGCTGAAGCAGCCAAATGCGGAGGTAGTATTTCTCGTTCTCCGGTTCGACCTTGGCGGGGTTGATGCGGTGGGCTTCCTTGGCCCTGGCGACCATCATGGCAGAAATCTCGGCGTAGGCGCGGTTCTTGGTTCCGTCCTCGGATACGGGGAAGGTAAACTCAACCTCGCCAGGTGCGAAAGCAATACCTTTCCATTCGCCAGTGTCTGCGGAAAGGATGGAACTGAACACGCCAGGTTCATCGGTGGGGTTGGTTTCCAAGGCTTCCACCAGGGAGTCGCTGATGGCGAAGGTCTCACGGCCGGTGACCCGGTTCAGCAGATACTGCCGAGCGTGGATCGTGTAGACCAGGTTTCGCATGATCTGGACATTTTCGGTGTCCAGCGGAACTTTGATGCAGAGTTCCTGGACTTCGGGTTCCACGAAGCCCTGCTCGATGAGCTGCTCTTTCAATGTGTCACAACCTTCCTCAGTGTCGCTGCTGATCGTGCTGTTGCGGTCGATGGTAAATGCGCCGACCGTGTAGGCAAAGGACGGAGGGCCAGCGTAGTGGATCTCCTCACCTGTGATTGCGGCGATAGCTTTGACCAGGGTTTTCCGGTCAGTGGTGTTGGTTTCGATTTTCATGGTATGTGCCTCCTTTGTTTTTTCGGTAGTACATAAATCACTCTAAAAGGCACATAAGTCAAGCGTTATTCTTGGGCTGCGGAAACTATTTTTTTGCCGATGGCATAGACCACATTTACCGTCACGCCGTTGCCAGCCTGCTTGTAAAGCTGGGCATCGGAATTGACTGCTGCCGCATTGGCAAAGAGGGTGTCGGTAAAGCCTTGCAGCCGGAAGCACTCCTTGGGGGTGAGTCTGCGGATGCGGACCAGCTTGCCGTTCCACACCACGACACCGACAGCCCCGGAGCAGGAAAGCGCATGGGCAAAGCCCTGCCCGACTCTTGCCCGGCGGGTGGAGGAATTGGGATAGGCCAAATCTACGGAGTCGCCAGGTCGAGCGGTTTCGTACCCTTGCTTGGTTGCGGAGCGGAGATCGATGGCGGGGGTGTCCTCGCCGACCTCCAACATCACACCGTGCCGGTCCTGGCTGGTGAGGGTGAACATCGGCTCGTCTGCCTCTTTCATCCTGCGACCGTTCTGCCTTTTCTCAAGGCGGTCGGGGGTCAAGACCGGGTAGGCTTTGCGGTGCTGCTCCTGGGTTTCTTCGCCAACCTCCAACACACCACTGTTCTGCGCGGTATGCCGCACCACCCCGGCGTTGTACCGGGCAGTGAGGCAACGGGCGGTATCGGTGATTTTGGGAGCAACG